GATGCATCGCTTGGGTGGAACGTGGAACGGTGAGCGCATTCTTCCCACCGACTGGATTGAGACGGCCTGGATGCCGCGGACAAGGTCGCCTTGGTCGGGTCTCGGATATGGGCTTGGATGGTTCCTCGGTCAGGAAGGAGGACAGAACTTCGCTCTTGCCCGTGGCTATGGGGGGCAGCTCATCGCCGTGGGGCCGCGGATGGTTATGGCGATTACATCAGACCCCAATCTCCCCGCGCGCTCTGATGGGTATTTCGGCGATCTCCTGAGCCTTGTCCGCGAAGGGCTGCGAGCAACAGCCTGATCCAGGACTCTCGATCCAGTCCGGGGGCATTGCCATTTCGTGACTCGGATCGTTTGATCTATTCGATCTTGCCTATGTCCCGTTACCATCGACATTGTCGCCCTACGACATCCACCCTCTTGCTGCCCTCGGACCCGAACCCTTCACACCCCCACCTCGAGCACCGGCAGGGTAACCTCGCTGGCCCCGGCCCCATGCTGGATTTCGACCCGATCGGCATCTGCGCGCATGGCGGTCAGGAAATGCACCTTGGTGGTGGCGGGGACTGGCGCGCCAAGGTTTGAGGACAGCGTCAGCCGGTGATCCAGCCCGTCCTCGATCGCAGCAGTGATGGTCCGAAACCGCAACGCGCCTGGCATCTCCAGCACGAGGCTGCGACCGACATAGCTTTGCAGCTCCGCGATGGGTGCCACGCGCATCAGCACGGAACCGGATGTCATGGGGCTGCGCAACTGCAGCTCGTGCCCCCAGCTTGGCAGCCAGAAGCTCGCTTGCCGCCCGCGTAAGGACCAAAGCCAGCGGCGCAGGGCGGCGCGCGCGGCAGGACCATGGGCCTTCAAGGTGATGGCCTCACTGCGCTCAAAGACCTCACGGACTGGCTCCACTACCACTGGCCCTAACCCGTTATCGACATATTCAACCGCGCGGCGCAGGTTGGTGGTGAGCGGGCCGCGCATCAGGCTGGGATCGGTCTGGACCGGGCGACCAAGATAGCTGCGCGGCACATCTGCGGCGAGCTCCGGCGCATCGCGCAGCAGGAAACTGGCGGTCACAAGGCCATCGCCTTGGCGGCGGCGGGTCATCTCGACAGGGGCGGTCAGGATGCCGGTCCGGATCGGCAGGATGCTGACCCGCGCCGCGGATACATGTGTGGCCGGAAGTGCGAGGCCAAGTGGTTCCGCGAGGACCAGCCGGTCCGGTTGTACATGGGTGATGACCACAGGCATGACCTAGCCGCCATCGAGGGCAATTCCAGCGCGCGCGCCTGCGCGGAAATCCGCAGTTCCGGTGGTGATGCGGATCTCGTCTGAACCTTGCACCAAGCTTGCATCCGGTGGCCGTGCCATGTGCCAAAGGGGCACGTGCCAGGCGCTGGCAAAGCCTGCCCGGGCGTGTTCGGCCGCGCGGGCCATGCCCAGCGCATCAAGGCGATGCCGCAGCGTGATGATCTCCCGCGGGCTGGATCGCAGCGCGATGCGCTGTTCTGCGCGTTGGGCTTGCAGGATATCGGTGCGCCATTCCAGCACTTCGGTGATGTCCTGTGCCGCGGGGAAGGACCAGAGTGGCGCCGGCACGGTCGCGGATCCTGTTGCGTCAGGCATTCAAGGCACTCCGGTTGCGGCGGATGACATTGATGATGGCGCGCTCACCAGGCGGGGTGGCGAGATAATCGCCCACTACGCTGGGATCGAGGACATTGATGATCCGCGTGGCGTGGTCTGGTGCGGGCTGGGCCGCGCTGCGCGCGGAGGCGCCATTCATCTCGACCCCAAGCCGGCCATCCTGCCCACGGCGCAATGGCAAGATGGCCTCGGGCCCGGCTTCGCCCATCAGCCCGATCCCGCGGGCAAACGGAAACACGGTCGGGCGGTCGACCACGCCCCCGCGGGCAAAGGCGGTCAGTTCCTGGCCGCCCGCGAATACCCCACCGCGGGCAAAGCCGAAGAGGCTGCCCAGAAACCCGGCACCGCCACCACCACCCGAGAACGCATTGATCAACGCAGTCTCGACGGGTTTGAACGCGGCCTCGATCAGCCGCTTGGCGAGGTTCTGGGCAATGCCAGAGATGGCATCGGCAAAGCTGCGCCAGCTGAGCTCGCCGGAGGTGAGCGCGTCCTTGATTGGCCCGAGGATATCCTGCGCGAGGCCTTGGGCGATCTCGCGGGATTTGTCCGCAACGCTGCTGATGGCATTGCCTGCCGCGCCAAAGGCGCCGGCTGCAGCATCACCGGCTTGTTGCAAGGCGCCGCCAGCCGCGCGACCTGCGCCACCGGCGCGACCAGCCGCAGCGTCGGTCGCTGCCAGCGCGCTTTCCAGCCCGGCCGCTGCAGTCTGCGCACCGCCCAGGCTGCCCTCCGCTTGCTGGCCTGAGCTGGCCACAGCGGCAGACAAGGCCGCGACCGCGTCGAGCGGGGCTGTTGCGGCGGCGCTGACCTCGGAGAGCACGTCCTGCAAGACAGCCGCATTGGCTTGCGCGGTTTGGGCAAACTCCCCAAAGCCCAGATCCGGTACCGCGATTGGTGCTGTGCCAAAGGCGGCCTCGAATGCGTCGCGTGCCTCTGCGCCTGCATTGGCCGCGGCGCCAGCAAAGGCATTCTCCAGCCGCCCCAGCTCCAGAGTGCCAACAAGCGATAGCTGCCGCTCTGATCCAAGGGCAGAGAGGCCCGAATTGATGGTCTCCAGAAACCCGTTGATGCGGCCTGCCACACCATTGAGCATGGCCTCGACCCCTGCGACCAGCGCATTGGCCGCCTGAAACGCCAGATCACCAATCGCACCGGGCAATGCGCCCCAGAGCGCGATGATGCCATCCCGCGCGCCTTGAAACGCGTTGAGGGCGCCATTGCCAAAGCCGATCACGGCTTCGAGCGCGGTTTGCAGCGCATTGGCGATGGTCGCTGTGATCTCTGACCAGGTCACCATGACCTGCAATCCCATGGCGACGGCACCAAGTTTGACCCGCTCCCAGACCTCGCGCGCGAGATCGCCCAGCAGGCCCAGCGCCGCGCCAAGACCGCCTGCGCTTTGGACCAGCCGGCCAAACTGGTAGATCAACTCGCCCACACCAACGATCAGGGCGCCCACACCTGTGCGGATCAACGCAGCCCGCAGCACGACAAGGGCCATGGCGAGCCCGCGCACGGACGCCGCGGCAGCCACCATGGCCGCGACCCAGCGCCCTGCCATCAGAACCGCGACCGCCGCGGCATACGCGCTGAGGCGACCGAGGTTCTCGAAGAGCGCGCGGATGCCCTGGCCGAGAGGGCCGGTGCTGCGCGCAACCCCGGCCATTGCATCGGCCACAGCTTCCAGTGCGGGTGCGACGGCAACGGCAAGCTGGTTCGACAGCCCGCGCCAGATCAGCCCCATCCGCGAAATCGCATCATTGGTCCGCTCGATCTGGGCGGCATCCTGGTCCGAGACGACCACGCCGAAGTCCTGCACATCTTGCGTGGCCTGGCGCAGCGTGGCGCTGTCAATGCGGCCCATCGCAATCGCACCTTCTTCGCCAAACAGCTGACCCGCGACGGCTGCGCGCTCTGCGGCGGGGACAAACTGCGCGATGGCGGCATTGATCGTGCCGATACGCGCATCGAGCTCAAGGTCCATGAGGTCCGTGACAGACAGCCCAAGCCTGTCGAGCGCATCGGCAGCAGGGCCGCTGCCGCTGGCCGCTTGGCTGAGGCGCCGGGTGAGATCCTTTGTGGCTTGTTCAATGCCTGACATGGACACGCCGGCCAGCTCTCCTGCGCGCTCCAGCACTTGCAGGCTTGAGACCGTGGTGTCGAGGGAGGCCGCCAGCTTGGCCTGCGCGTCGACACCTTGCAGCCCTGAGCGGATCATCGCTGTGGCACCGGCAGCAATCGCGGCAATTGCGGCGGCCATGGCGACCCGCGCGCGGCGCGCAAAAGCGGCCAGCCGCGCATTCGCCGCCTCCATCTCGCGCGACAAGCGCCCGAAACCGCGCTTGCCGGCCTCGCCCACACCTTCCAGCACGGCCTTGACCTGCCGCCCGCCCGTGGCAGACAGGCGCACAGAAATGCGTTTCTCGGTCATGGGAGGCTGCTCTTTTTGTATGGCGTATCAAGAACGCTCACTGGTTCGGCGTGCTTGCGGAATGTATCACTATATGATACGCATCCGTTATGATCATCAGCACAAAAGGGAAATTGGCGTCAAACGCGTTGGAAGACCGGTTTGGCAAAGGTTTCCCCGCAGATCTGGTCAAACGGACGCGGGCCATGCTTTCAGCGCTCGACGCCGCCCATGTGCTGGAGGATCTGAGATTTCCGCCGGGAAATCATCTCGAGAAGCTGGACGGTGACCGGGCAGGGCAACATTCGGTGCGCATTAATGGCCAATGGCGCATTTGCTTTGTGTGGACTGATCAGGGGCCAGCCGATGTCGAGATTGTCGACTACCACTGAACAAGGAGAGAAAGGGCGTGACATGACAGCGATGAAGAACCCCTCACATCCGGGCGAAGTTCTGGCGGAGCTCTATCTGGAGCCGTTGGAGCTGAGCCCGATATCCCTTGCAAGACGGTTGCACGTTCCGAGAACACGCGTTGAACGGCTGATCCGGAAAGAGACAGGGGTCACGGCGGACACGGCCATGCGGCTTGCCAGGTTTTTTGACACGACGCCAGAGTACTGGATGAACCTGCAACGGGCCTGGGACCTGGCACGCGCTCGTGAACTTTTGGATGTTTCAGAAATCATCCCGCTCGCCGCTGCCTGAGTCCATCTGCGCATTCAGCTGGCGCGCCATCACGGCCTCGATCACTGGCAGGAACTCGGCGGCTGCGCGTGGATCGACGCCCAGCGCACCGGCCATTGCCAAGGCAGCACCCATGTCCCAGCCCAGCACCACGCCAGGCACAGCCCGGATCTGACCATTGAGCCGCCCGGCGAGGTCCCAGACCTGCCAGCCTTCATAGGTGCACGGCGCCTGAATTACTTGCGGGCAGTCCGGGCACGCGCCCGCGGAGCTGTTGCAGCCTTCCGGGGGCGTGCAGGCGGCGCAGTAGCTGGCGCCCCCGCCGTAGATCCAGTCGGCGAGGGCGCGGAGGCGTTTTTTTCCAGCTCGAGCTCCAGACCTTTGGCAACATAGTCCATCTGGAAGCGCTCGAAGATCGGCCAGATATCAAGCAGCGCCGTGATGCCGTCTGGCGTGAGTGGCGCGGCATTGCCCTCAGCATCGCCGACACCTTCCCAGTCCAGCACAGCCCGCTGCGCGATTGCGCGCGCGAAGACCATGGCCATCTCGTCATCGCTGGTGCCGTCGGGCACAGCGCGCAAGGCCGGGTCACTGCGCGCGGCGACCATCAGCGCGGTGCTCAGCGGCGCGACCTGGACGCGCACGCCCTGGCCCAGCTCCAGCCAGTAAGGGTCACGGGCAAGGTTCAGGCGCAGCATGGGTCAATACTCCTCAAGGCTGTTGATCAGGGTGAGTGTACACATCCGGCCCAAGCTGCCGTCGCGCGCGGCTTGCCAGTCGAACGTGGCCTGCACGCCTTGCGGCCCGGAAATCTCGATGCGCGGGCGCGGCAGGTAGACAGCATGTGCGGTCAGGGTCAGGCTGTCGCCTGAGGGCAATGTGTAGGCAAAACTCATCTCACATGGAGCACCGTCGATTGCCTGGGTTACCAGGACCTGATCAGCAAAGCGCACGTCAATCCGACCGGTCAACGCTGCGATGCTGGGATCGGCGCCATCGATGCGTCCGTCCGAGCGGATGGTTTCCACCCGGTCGAGATTGTTGGCATAGGTGATCTCGGCCGAGACGATGTTGCCCAGGGGCTGGCCATTGCGCGTGATGGCCCCGTTGAAATGGCCGAACCGCTGCAAGCCCAGCGCGTCTGGCGTGCCGGCCACGGATGCCGCAGCGGTGGTTTCGCCTTGCGCGATGAGGCTCGCCGTCGCGGTCAGGAGCCCCGAGCGCTGCATTTGCCAACTGAGCGTATCGAGCACACAGCCAGAATACATCGCAAAGCGGGGCACTTCCGGCATGCCGGTCTCGATGGAGAGCGACGGCAAGGTCCACCCACCTGAGCGAAACTCATGCGTGTAGGGCGCGGCTGTGCCCGTGGTCGTGGGCTGGCCAAACGCGGCCTTCAGCCAGAAGCCGAACGCTTGCGTATCGATGGGCACGATGACATTGCCGTCTGCGGTGACCGCATCCTTGATCGGCGGCAGCGGATCGCGGCCATAGCCCAGGAGCTCACTGTCGAGCAGCGGCTGCTCGGACCCCAGCGTCGTGCTGGCAAACGGCATGCGCGTGAAGCCGCTGGCCGGCGGCGTGCCGTAAGTGGTCTCGAAGGCCAGCGCCATCTGCGCCCGCGCGCCTTGCGCTCGTGGCATGTCTCGTCTCCTTGAGTTCTGGGAAGGTAGTCAGGCCAACGGATCGGCAGTGGTGTAATGCAGCACGACCGGGATCACGCCTGCCTTGAAACCGGCGGCCCCGTCGACCGCCAGATCGACCGGGCGCGCGGCTTCGGCCTCGACCCAGTCGCAAAGTCCGCCCAGCGTACGCTCGCGTGAAAGTACCGTTCCGATGCTGGCGCAAAGCGCATCAAACGCCGCGTCACGGTCAGCTCCCTGAACGACAGCTTCGATCTCTGCGCGGTGCTGATAGTGGTAGGCTAAGGGTGAGAGCGTAGCCTCCGGCTCTCCTGGCTCACCATCGCGCAAGATCAGCAAGCCAGCCGCCGGGATGCGCTCGGGCAGGATCTCGCCGCGCAGGGCCGTGGTGGGCAGCGTCGAAAGCTGGGCATGCAGCGCGATGAGGATGGTTTCGCGGGGTGTCGGCATAGTTTGCTCCACCGTAGGTGAGCTTGAAACCGTCCATCCGCGGCGCTCAGCTCTACCGCAGCAACAGAAACACCCTTCGTTGCATTGCACAGCGAAGGGTGGCCTTTGGAAACAGCGCCAAGGATGCAGGTAAAAAGGAT